CTGCGTGCCATGACCTACGTTCAAGCCTCGGACTATTGCGACGCGCGAAGCAAGACGCCGCGCTGGCTTGGCAAGGCGCCTGCGGAGCAGGGTGTTTTGTTTCAGTGCTACTGAGTCCCGGAGCCTGATAACGCAGGGAACGTCTCAGCGGGGATCGCCTTCGGTGAAGCTGAGGGGATTTGAACCCTCGAAGAATCGCCCGCTAGGCCTTTATCCATGCGGGCTTCGGATTCAGGGCCTCGATTCGTGTGAGAAGTGAGTGAAACCTGCTTCGCACCAAAATGCGGCGAGGGCACCAAAGATGTGGCCCTGGCCAGAAATTAATACAATAGAATTCACTTCGGTAGCCCGCTGTTTTCTTCCTCCTCCCTCCTTAGGGCTACCCTTGCCCGCCTCGTGCGGGCTTTTTCATGCCTGCCACGAAGTGCCCCCGGGGCCGGAATCGAACCTGCACACATTTCGGTGGGGGATTTTGAGTTCTCGTCGAGAGGCTCATCGCGGCTAGTAACTTGGTGAGCACGCGCATCTGCTCGGCTTGCTGTCGCCCGATGCGGAGGAGCCACCCCACGAGCGCGAGGGATTGCCTCGTGCAAATTGTTGATGCATCATTTCAGCTGACATCAAGGGGAGCCGTATGAACGCCAAATTACTGGTGGCCAAAGCTTCGATTGCGTGTATCGCGATTGCAGGACTCTTCGCAGTTGCGGGAGCCGACCTCTATCCCACCGTTCCTACTGTCAAGGTACTCGCATATGCGGGGGGCGCCATGCTGATAGTTCTCGCACTGGCGGCAGTCGCCATCGTTGTAGGACAGCAGTGGCGTCTTTTCGGACTAAACCACGGTGGTACAGATCCACAGTGGATGTGGTTTGGGGGAGAGCCTCCCGGGCTTCAGCAAGAGCGGGCTAGCAGCGAACGTCGGTCCCGCAACGAAGGCTGAAAGACCGTCGTTCCGCCGGCAAACTCCTGTCGTTCTCGCCCCCCTTTGAAGGGGGCTGTCACTTTGGCCTCCCCCTTGGCAGGCTCGGGCGCCAGGGGCCTCTACCCGCCTCTACTCTGCTCCAATCCTGGCCGTTGGAAGCACCATTGAGATGTCATGCACCATCGTCACTAGGCAGTCTCCACTAAAAGTCACGAGCTCAATGTTGAAGGGTCCGGTCGGCGCAGAGAAATAGACGTAATCGGGCGTTGGGTCGAGCCTGAGAAACGGGGTAGTCGAACCATGTACGAAGATGGGGTTGCCTGGATAGATCGGCCCCAGCACTGCCAGATCAGCGCGTCTGACGCAGACAACTGAGTAATCGAACTTGGCAGTCATCCGTGCGACAAACCGGCGCGGAGTGACTTGGGATGAGCGTCCGATAGGGTCGATCGAGGCGTACTGAAAGGCATTGTTTCCCTGGGATGGTCCCAGCCGCGCGAAACGTGGCTCTCCAAGCGTCTCCGGGTCGATTTCAGCCTTCAGGCCTAGATGCCTTTCAGCTCGCGCTGGAAATGGAGTTTCTGTGTCCAGCAGGAAGCGCCGATAGGCCTCGACTGCGGACTTAGGCTGCGTGGGCGCCGAAGCGCATCCTGTTGCAGCGGCGCAGATTATCAAAAGTAAGAGTTCGAACGTCCGCATGCCTGTGCCTCCCGTCTTCTTGGCCTCATACGACCGAGGAAGCGCTGAAGGTGATGGTCAGCAAGCTCCTGCCCTGACGCCAATATTTGCACAAAGTATCAAGGCATGCTGAAGGAATGCCACCGCAGACCATTCGCATACTCACTGTTCACGAGCTGATCCGTGCAGACCCATTGGCTTCAAATGAACGGCGTCAGCTGTACGGCTACGCCATTGACCCTAGCGCTTGGCCCTACTCAACCGAAGCATTTCCCCCCGCACCGAGCGAAGACGACGCGGACGGATTGAAACCGGGGAAGCCGGCTTCGTGATTTTGCTCAGTTCGCCGCGTTCAAGCACTCGGAAGAGTTGCATTGTGGTGGCGAAGTCCCGGTGTTCCGGTCGTAAGTGATCTATGGCGATGCAGTAGGGAGTGCTGGCGGCGCGAACAGCACGCGATCATTGCTCACCGTGTCGAGCAGAAGCTGCACCTCGTTGTCTCGCCCTTCAACAACGAGTCGGCCTCCTTCAAGAAGCTCTCGACTTCGTGCAGCCATGGCTGCGAGGACTGCGGATCGATCTGCAACACGCTGGCAGGCAGCGGGGTCGCTTGTGGCTTGGTCCCGATCACGGGCGGCGAAATCGTCGTATTGCTTGCGCAACCGGTCACGCTCAGCAGTAACAGTGCGCCGGCGATCATCCAAAGTCTTGAGGCGGTTTTCGAAAGCATTGACGTTCTCCTGTTGGGTCTGGGCGTGACTGGCCATCAGCGCCACGATGCGCTGCAGATCGGCCAGCGCGGCCAGTGCGCGCGCCGTGTTTTCTTTGGCGCGATCGGCCTTCTCCGAGGCCAGATCCGCCCGCGCCTCGGCAGCGCGCGTGCGCTCAATGCCGGCCGTGGCCAGCGCAGCCACAAGGCCCAGGCTGAGAACCCAGAGCAGCGGGGTTTTGAGGTCGGGCAACATCACCGAGCCCCGCTGCAGGTCTGGGCCTCATCGGCTCGACGATTGGCCAGGCCCTGCACAAAGGTGCACTGGCGCTGCCCGCTCACCGCCTTGCAGGTGTACGACCAGACGAACGAACCATCGTCGCCGCGCGCCAGACGCTGGCAGCCCAAGGCCCATTGCCCGCGGTTCCATGCCGCCATGGCCCCGCTGCTGCAGGTCGCGGTCGGCCCAAGGTTCCAGGCATGCGATGTCGCCATGTCGAAGACAGCTTGCGATGGCGGGCGCTTGAAGCACGGCGCCAGACGTTGCTGCACATCGACGACTGCAGCGCGCTCTTCAGCCTCGCACTTCTCGTCGCTCCACCGCTCGCCCACAACGATCGGTGTGGAGGTGACGTGCTTGGTGAGCCCGTTACAGACGGTGGGCAGGCCGCCGGCCAACTTGTCGGCGTAGACCACCAGAACTCGGGCCTTGCCGCTCTCCCACTTCTGCAGGAAGCCCATCAGATACGGGCTGCCGGCAACGAGGGTTGCACCAGCGACGACGATGGTGCTGATCAGTTTGGTCCTGGCGCTCATTTGACGGTTGTCCCAGCCTTGAAGGCGGTGTAGAGGCTGACGACTGCAGCAACGGCGCCCGCAATGTAGCCAAGTGGTCGGGCGAACTTGCCGATCCAATTGAGCACCTTGAAAGCGCCCTTCAGGTTCGCAAACGCCTCCACCAGGTCGGAGGTGTTCGCCTCGATCCGCTTCGTCGCCGCCGTGTTGTCGGCTAGCTCGGCCTTGAACGTGCCGAAGCCTTCTTCAAGGTTGCCAACGCGTCCGGTGAGCTCGCCGAAGTCTGTTGCCGTCGGGTCATTGGTCACGATGTCACTCAGGTCTTTTTTCATGCCATCCTCTTCAGCAAAAGAAAACCCGCCGAGGCGGGTTGTGGTGATGCTTGGTTCTTCACGTCGGCAACAGCAACTCGGGCAGCATCGCGAGCAACTCCGCCTCGCTGGGCTCTTCCTGCTCGCCGGACTCCACCTGCGCCAGCACTTCGTAGCACCTGGCATAGACCGTATCCATCCACGTCGCGAAAGCCAGGCCCTCGGCGTGAAACGGCCCTGGATAGCCCGCGCGCAAGGCCGCTGACTGGATGCTGTCGTAGCGCTTCGCCCGTGCCGCAGCGTTCAACTTGGCGTCCACGGCAGCCAGGAGAGCCGCTTGCCTCTCTTCGAATGTTGGCTCCGAGTGAGGCTCCGGCTCTGGCTCTCCAGGCAGCTCTCGCAAGCTCCACTGGCCATCGACGGCAAATGGCCACTGGCCTTCCAGTGGAGATGGCGGCTCGGCTTCGAGGCAGTTGCCGGGGATCAGGTACACCGGCGCGTCTTCTGTAGATTCGAGTGGAGACAGGTCGCCGTCGTCGAGCTCGATCGCGCCAATGTACGCGCGGGTGTTGGGGTCGAAAGAGAAAACAGTCTTGCTCATGACGATCCTTAGTACTTGATGATTGGGAGATAGGCGACGTTGCGCGGTGCATTTACGCCGGTTTCACCCGCTTTTGTGTTGGTGCGAGCAAATCGGCCGGTGATCGTTGTATTGCCGGTCGACTTGCTACCTATCGTCGCGCCACCGACGACGCTCACGTCAGACCCGAACACCGGAGTTCCGCTGCCGTCGTTCCACATGAATGCGAACGTCCCTGCATCCCATCCGATCGGCATCGGGTGGTAGTGATCGGGGGTTTGTTGTCCTTGCGCCGAGCCGCGCACCCGTCCGGTATCGACACCGCGACCATCATCCCAACCGCGATCAAATTCGCCTCGCCCCTCAGGAAGGTTGAAGGTTGTTGACCCATCGCCGGCGCCGTAGGTCGTACCGATGGCAGTGAACAGCGCCGCGTAGGTGGTTCGCGAGACGGCCGCACCGTTGCGCTTCAGCCAGCCAGGCGGAGGCGTGGAAGCTGCGGTGTAGCCAATGACGCCGGGCTCCAGTTGCGCCCCCAGCGCCGCGCGCGCATCGCTGGCGCTACCACTGATACCGAGCAAGCCGGTGGCCCAGTCCCACAGCTTGCCGAAGCCGACCCGGGCCTCTGCGTTGCTGGGCCGAGGAAAGTCGTCGGAGATTTCCGCTCGTAGAGGTGCTGCTGGCATTTCTGTCCTTTCGATGCACGAAGAAAAGCCCGCACGCGGCGGGCCGTTTTGATGATTGGGGAAAGCGGACTAGTAGCCCTTGATGACGAGGTCGACAGTGGCCCCGGAAACCGAGGTGTGGGCCGCGTTGAATGCCCGAATGACAGGTGCGAGTGAACTGGTCTTCGTTATCTCGACAGTGACCGCACCGCTGCCATTGGCCTGCAGCGTGGCGATGATCGCCTTGATGACCGTGAACGGTTTCGCGTAGGGGATAGCTGTGCCACCGGCGGCGACTGGAAGATCAGCAACCACCTCTTCGATGTCTGGGGCGTCGATGGTCAGAACCAACTGCTGCAGGATCCCCCGCGTGGTCCCGGCTCCGATGGTCACTCGGAACTGGTACACGTCGTTGGCCGCGACGAGCTGGCCAGGCCACGGCAGCCAACCTCCTGGCGGTCCGTAGAAGGGCTCCGAGTCGGGACCGAAGAACGAATCGTTGTCTCCGCCGTAGAAGGTGCCGGGCCCGGCCAGCCTGTACTCGATCCGAAGATCGATGCCTTGCGTCTGCGCGGCCAGCGTCATGATGGATCCGGCCAACGCGGAGTTGATCGAAACCTCGGTGGTCACATAGACCATCTCACCGTAGGCCTCCTCGTCATAGAACGGATCGTTGTCCGCACCGTAGAAGCTCTGGTTGTCGGATCCGTAGAAGGAGTCGAGCGGGTCGGCCGTCGGGTCCCCCGAGACCAGTTCCCAGCCGCTTTGCTCACCTGCCGCGGCCGGCCAACCTAGCGCCCTGAAATCCCACTCCTCGATCACGTTCGCGATCGGCGGATCGCCCAGGTTCATCACGATGTTGGCCGTGGCCAGCGACATGTTCCCCGTGGTGTCGATAGCCTTGCCCATCACCGTGACCACGCCGCCCGGTCGCGTCACCAGATCGTAGGGGCTCTCGGTCACGACGCCGGTGTGCAGAGGTACGGCGCTATTCCAGTCGAGGTTCTGCCCGTAGTGGAACCGGAAGACGAAGCCGGCCAGGTCGGGTACGCGGCGAGGTAGGCTCCACGACAGCACGCTCCCCGAGATGGAGAGGTTCTCGATGTTCGGTGGTGGCTCGGTCTTGCCGATCACCTGGTGCAGGAGCTGCACACCCCAGTCGCTCGATGTGATGCCGTTCTTGGTGCGCGCACGAATCAGAGTCAGCGCGCTGTCGTCGATGCCCAGGAGCTTGACCTCGTCGGCGTCCCCAGGCACGGACGCGCTTATCCACGCCCCGTCGGGCAGCACGCGGTACTGCACTTCCACAGACCCGCCGTTGATGATCGAGGCGTCCTGGATCGGGGCCCATGTCACTCGCACACCGTTGACGACAGTGCCATCGCTCTGCACGACCAGTTCGCCCTCGCCACTGCTGATCGAAAGAATCGTCGGCGGACTGATGTCCCATGGCTTCGGCAGTCCGGTGTTTGGTGCGTAGCCGCCGGGAACGAAACCCGCACCGTAGGCAAAGATAGCGGCCGTGGTTTCCTTCAGCGTGAGCTGCACGCGACCATCAGGGATGAACGTGCGGGACATCACCCGGAACTCTTTGCCCGACCAACCATACCGAGGGATCGTGAGCGTCACTCCGTCGAAGATCTCTAGCGGGTATGCCTTCATCTTGAACGACAGCGTGACGGTCAGAGGGTCCCGGCTGTCGCGCAGCATGATGCCGGCGATGTGATACGCCTGCGCCGCCCGAAACACGGCAGGCATCGTCACTTCCTGCGAGAGCTCGGCGCCGTCGGCCGCCACCAACGCATCGGCCCGGAATGGAGTGATCGGCGTCTCGATGAAGTTGGCAACCTCGTCCCAGATCCGGATCGCCACGGTGTTGAACTTGTCGTTTCGTGCCCGGTGAGGGGAAATCGTGGTGGAGTTCTGAGACACCGAACCGTCGTTGCTGCGCTGTACCGTTGCGAGGTCGCGCTCCTCGAGGCTCATCACGGGCAGTTGATAGACGCCGGCCCGCACGAAGTACTCACCGGCCGCGTAGGCCCACTCCCCACCCATCGCCTGCGCCAGATCATCGAACACATCGCGCGCCGCCGTGCCGAATGGAATGACTGTCGCCGCCCTGAAGATCGGGACTGAGCCACCACCATCGCCGTAGTCGATGAAGGTCTCGCAGGCATTGGCCGCGGCGATGATGCGCGCGTCCTCTGCCGCAGTGATGCTCGTGCGCTTGCCGAACTGCGGATGGGTCATGACGTGACGCATCATCAGAGCGGGGTTGGCCGACCAGGCAATCGCGCCGGCGCGTGGGTCGTATACCTTGGCGCCTCGAATGCGCGCGGTGACCGTCGGAATCCCCGATGGCAAAGCACCGTCGTTGTAGGCGAAATGGCAAGTCAAGTAGGCCACGCCACGGGCCCGATGATCAGCAGTCCAAACGCCCGGCAGCATGGCCATGAGTTCGCCGTCTGCCGGCTGGTCGGGCGATCCAAGGTGCTTCAGGATCCGAACGAAGGAATTAAAGCCAGAGTACTGGAAGTAAGCCTTGTAGATCTGCCCAGCTATGAGATCTTCGGTGATCGTCACGACGTTCCCAGAGACCGTGAATGCAGTCACCTCCGTCACGCCGATCCCGCCGAAGAACTCGCGTGTCACCTTGACCGAATCGGCAATCGGCGTCCTGCTGAGAGCAGTAGTCGCGCCGGTCAATGTTTCGGTCGTACTGATGTTGGCGGCCTGGCCGTAGGGCGCCGTCGTGACCTGTCCTACTTCATTGATGTCGACTGGCTGATCGTTGAGATAGACCTGCTCTACAGCGTCGATTTCGTGCTCCGCCAGGGCAACGCACATAACGAACAGTTCCTTGTACTGCCCGATACTGGTCTTGAAGAAGACGTGGCCGCCCTTGCGCACACGCCCGAGAACAAGCTCTCGCTGGACCACAGTCCCGGGCACATTGGCCAAGCGGTCAACCTGGGCTGCATCGAATTGGGACCGTGCAGCACGCTCGGCCTTGCGCTTCTGGTAGCTGCTGAGTGCGAGCGTTCCAACCAGTGTGATGGCATAGGCGGCCACTAGCACACCAGTGGTCACACCCGTCCCCAGAATCGCCGCGATTCCGTATGCAATAGCCTGTGGCATCAGATCTTCCAGACCGCGAGGGCAGCATCCATGCCGAGGGCCACCATGCCCGACTCGCCGGGCGCCATGAGGTTGACGCCGTTGCAGATACCAAGCATCTCGCGCCCTTCGTTGATGACCAGCACCACGTCGCCAACGGCCGCCATGGTGGGCGCCACGGGTTGGCCCAAGAGCGAGGCTGCAATCTGCTGCAGGCCACCGCCTTCCTTCATCAGACGCGCGGCTGCGAACTCGGTCTTGTAGGGCGCAACCAAGGCCATCGGGTTCTGGCCAGTGATCGCCTGCACCGCGCCCGCGGCGAATGTGCAGCAATCGTTCGAGCCCCACGAAAAGGGCATGCTTGCGCGCGCCTTGCCGAAGTCGGAAAAGCGCATCTGCCAGTCAGGAAGTCTCATCAGCGGCTCGCTATGTAGTACTGCTTCGTCGGCCAGACAATTGGCACATTGGCCTGAGAGACCAGGTACTCGAAGGCCCGATCACCGGGGTAGAGGAACTGCTGGTCCGCGTTACTCGTGGTCAGTGCATTGCCGTGCAGAAGATCGACAGCGGAGCTTTCAGCCGTCAGCGTGATGGTGCAGGTTTCTGCGTCCTCCTCGATCGGCATGGTGTCGGCGTAGCCGGTCCAGTCGATCGGCGCTTCGAGCACCGCGCCGGCCTCGCTCAAGATGGCGAGCCGGATCGCGATGGGGGCGCCCTGAACCTCTGGGGAATCAGCCAGCGCAAGTGCCAGGTATTCGGACGAAACCCCCGACATTTGCAGCTGAAGCCCCTTGATTTCTCCAGGCGAATCATCGATTGGGCTGATGGTGCCCAGTCCAGCTGCGCCTCGATAGGTGACCCCGCCATAGACCACGTCGAAATTCGACGAAGCCAGAGCCACAGTCACGCTTGGGAACTGCATGAGTACCAGTTGGACGATCCGCAACACCGGCGCACTTAGGGCCGCAATGGTGCCCACCGAGAGGGATCTCATACGATGGCCTCCACGAAATCCAGAGAGGCACCCTCTGCATAGCCCGCCGCGTAGAGAAACGACGGCTTCGAGATCAGCCGGAATGGCGCCGTCGGGCGATTCCAAACAACAGGACTTCCCAGAGGAATGTCGGCGCGCAAGCGATTGGCCAGATAGGCATAGATGGCGCCGCTGCCATCGGCTGGGCAATCCTGACGTACCTGCAGCAAAAGACCGTTGATTCCGATCATGTCGCCTGCCAGCAGCGTGGCTCCAACGATCGACTGAATGACGACCAGGTCAGTGCCCCTGGCTGCTGGAAATGAGAGCGTCGTTGGAGTGCCACGCATGGTTCCAAGCGGAACCGGTCGGCCGAAGTGATACAGGGCGACCGTATTGGTTTGACCACGCATCGCGTTGACGAATGCCTCACGACTGGCAACCAGCTCTTGTGGTCCTCGTGGCAGATTCGCCGTCGCTTCCCACCGATCGTTCTGGTGATCGATCACCTGTTCGCTGCCACCGAAAGGTGCCGAGAATGCACTCTGCATCGTGGCCAGCCGCATCGAGAACGATTCAGGCCTGAAGCTGCTCGGAAGCGCAATAAGTGTCATGCGTCGCCTCCGTAGCCACGGCTTCGTCCGTACCGCGCAGCCGTCTGCCGTTGCACGGTCTGCATGGCTTCAACGACCATGCTCTTCGTCGCCACATCGCCAACCGTGAGGTTGTAGACGGTGGTTCCGCCACCTGCACCGAGCGCATGATTCGGGATGATGGTTCCCGGCACACTCGGCACGAACATCTCGACGCCGTTCTCGCCAACCAGGCTTGCTTTGCCAACTGGTGGCACGCCACCCTCTGCAAACTTCAAGCCGCTGAACCATCCACCGACGCCGCCGAGGAGCTTGCTCCAGTCCAGGCCGCCCCCTGTGATCGCAAGGCCCGAAGTTCCGGAGAGACCGATCTGATTGAGGTAGCCGGCGTCTCCACTGAGTGCCGATCCACCCCCCGACCCGTTCAGAGCACCGAGCAGCCCCTTTGCCAGTGGCCCGGTGATGGTCTGCTGAACCGCGATGCGTGCAAGATCGGCAACGATGGAGTTCGCCAGGCTGCTGACGCTGAGCTTGCCGGTGGTCACGAACTGCACCAGCGCATCCTCGGCCCCCTTGAATCCGTCCGCGAATGCGCGCTCGGTCGTGGCAGCGACGTTGCGAATCGCGTCTGTGTAGTTGGCAAGCGCTGTCGTGGCGCCGTTCTGCCAATCTGTCTCTTTGGACCTCAGTGCATCGAAGTAGTTGGACTGCGCTGCCAGCGCGTCGTCGAGCGCCTTCTTGATGCGTGCGACTTCTTCCTGGTATGCCGGCGAACCAAGCTGACCGGTCTTGCCTGCCTCCTTGTTAGCGCTGGTCAGATAGCGCTGAAACTCTCCCCGAATCGAGCGCTGCGCCTCGACTTCCTGCCTGGTCCGATCACCAAGGCCGAACGCAGCCAGACTGCGGTCGCTCTGTTCATTCCGGGACTCCTGGCCGCCAGCGATCGACACGTTTATTGCGTCCATCTGCTGGCGGAACTGCTTCGCGTCCTCGGCCGATTTCTTGGTGATCTCGGCAATCTTCTTTTCGAACTCGAGCTGGTTGGACAGCGCGACATTCTTCTTGAGCTGCTCTTCGATCGCATCCTTGTTCGCAAGCAGGCTCTGCTGCTCCGCTGTGAGGATCTTCTTGCCCTTGAGATCAGCGATCAGTTGCTGGAACTCGACCTGCTTCTTCTGCGTATCGGTGATCTTGAGCTCGCCGTCGAGCTGATCCTTCAGTGCCGCTTCCGTCTGCCGCAGGGTCTCCAGCATCTTGGTGGCCGCATCGTCCTGGAAGGCCTTCTCCTTCGGCCCCTTGCTGCCAGCGAACTCCTTCCGAATCGCCGCCTCGCCCGCCTTGATCGCATCGGGCGTCAGCAGTTCGCTGCCCGGGTTGACCTTTCGGATGGCCTCCAGCCCGTCGCGGTACTTCTTCAGTTCGCGCGTGACCGCATCGACGCCCTTGGCCTTGTCCTGCCACTTGTTGACATCGTCGGTCGCATCGGCACCTGCCTGTTCCGCCTTGGCGCGCTCGGAGGCCATCTTCGCGAACCCGTTCTCGAAGCCGATAGCGGCCTGCATCACAGCCTGCTGCGTATTGAGGCGCTTCAGCAGCGGTTCGTAGAACGACGCGGTGACGCTGTTGCCGCTGGACGCTTTCTGCGCCTCAGTGATCTTGCGCTGCACTTCCGCGAGCTGCACCTGCATCGTGGCGCTGCGCCCGACGCCGAGGATCGCGTCCCAGCCCTGGCTGGCGGCGAGCGTCACGGCTTTCCACGCGCGCTCGATGCTGCCGAGGTTCTCGGTCACCTGGCCGGTGCGCTGCTTCATCGCAGACGCATAGCTTGACTGAGCCAGAGCCGCCGCCTCTTCCTTGCGCCCCTGATCCTCCAGCGCCTTGATCCGCTCATAGGTCGATTGGGTCAGGTAGTGCATCGACTCGTTCAGCTTGGCCGACGCCTTCGTGGGCTCATCGCCGAGCTTGATGTACTGATCGACCGCGTCCTTGACCGAAGTCCCCAGAACGCGGTTCACCCCCACGACGGCCTCGGCTGCCTGCTTCAGGGCATCGCCCGTCACGCGACCAGTACTTGCCAGTGCTGCAAGCGCCTCGGCCGCCTTGCCCTGCGTGCTGGTGGTGCCGGCCACCTCCTTGGCCATCTCCTGCAACTGCCCTGCAGTCTGCCCCGCGTAGTTGCCCGTGAGGATCAGCGCCCTGTTGTACGCAATTGCCTCCTGGCTGCCCTGGTAGTAGGCCAGCGCCAATGCCCCGGCGGCGGCTGCAGCCACAGTGAACGGATTGATGAGCCCAAGCACATAGCCACCAAGAGCCTTGGCTGCGGGCCCGATGCCGCCGAACATGTCCTTCAGCTGGCCACCCTGCTGCAGGAACACCGTCAACGGCGCTTGACCGCCCTGCAGGCTGGTGACGATGTCGGTGAACTGCGCCGGCACGCCACGAAGCGCGGCGGCGGTTTGCGCGGCCGACACGCCTACCCTGCCGAGTGCCGGCGCCGTCGCGTTCAACGCCTCCTGGGCAGCCTTCTGCTTGGCGAGCGCCTGATCGAGTTGCGCCAGGTATGGCTTCAGCACCTCGGTGCTGACACCCCGCTGGTTGGCCAGCGCAGCGTAGAACTCTGAACCCGACTTCTTGCCAGCCTCAGCCGCGGCGGTCGCTCGCTGGATGGAGCTGATCAGGTTCCTGGTATTGGTGTCGACCTTGGCCGCAGCCTGCTGGCTTCCTTCGCCAATGGCAGCAACGCCCTCGGCCGCCTTCTTGCCTTCCTTGGCAGCGGTCACGCCCAGATCGGCGAGCGAGCGCTTGGCCTGGCCAACACCGGCCTCAACGCCTGACGCGTCGGCCGTGAACACCATCTGTGCGGTTAGATCGGCCATCGGTATCCCAGAAAAAGAGAAGCCACCCGAAGGTGGCTATTGCGAGTTCCGCTCGCGCATGTAGTGAAGCGCTCCGCGCTCCATGACGCGGATGTCTTCGAAGAGAGCCGCCCAGTCCGCCCGAGGCACGCCAGCCAGCCGGAAGACCGTCGGCAGCGCTCCATAGTCCAGCCCAGTTGCGCCGGCAAAGCCGGTGCGCCACTGGGTGGTCAGCTTGTAGAAAACCGACAGGGCAGCCTGGTGCTCGGGCCAACATTCCACCGAAAAGCTGGCCTCCTCTACCGTCAGCCCGAGCTCGGCCGCTTCATACGGCGTCGGGTCGGGCGTGTAGATGGCCCTGGCCAGCTCGATCAGTTTTTTTCTTTGGCCTTGATGAGCTCGCTGATGTACTTGTCGCGGATCGCCATGGGCGCCGTGATGTAGTTCTGCGCGAGCAGCTTCACGTTCTCCAGGTTGAACGGATCGACCAGTTCCCAGCCGGTGGCCACGGCCATCACCTGGTCTTCGATCGACATCTCGGCCATCTGCTTGATGAACTCGTCCATTTCATCGCGGGTGCGATGCTTGAACGTGATTTCGACCTTCTCGGCTTCGAGGCCAGGCCGGCAGATCTCGACCATCGCCTTGAAGGTCGGGTTGGGGTTGAGACTGATTCGTGCCATATCAGCTCGCGTAGCGGATGAAGCGGCCTTGGCTGCGGAAGGTCGCAGTCACGGTCATGATCTGGTTGGCATCCAGCTTCGGCTCGGGGTCGAAACCGACATTGACGTTGTAGTAGATCGAACCACCGCTCGGCAGTTGGGCGCGCAGGATGCGGTTCTTGCCGTCCTGGTCGGCGGCCAGCAGCACGGCGTTCCAGGCCTGCGCGGCGTCGTCGGCGAGCGTGAGCGTCAGCACCTTGGCCTTCCTGAAGGTGTTCTTGCTGCGCTCGATGCCGTCTTCCAGGTAGACCCACTCGACCGACTGCTGTTCGCCGCCGGACGATGCGTTCTGCATCACCTGCGAGATCTGTTGCCAGGTCAGTACCTTGCGCACCGAGCCAAGGCCACTGCCCGCAGGGAAGCGCGTCAGATCAGTGGAGTCGTGGCCTTCGAGGTTGAAGGTGTTCGCGGTCGAACCGGCGACGCGTGCGGGACGGTCATTCAGCAGCGGCCAGCCCGAGGTCACCTCCAGGATGTCGCCGTTGGTCAGGCCGTGGGCAGTTGCTGTCGCCTGCGGGGGCGCGGCATTGCTCAAGATGGTGAACGGAATCGCAGCGGCGTAGCTGGCGGCGAGCGAGAAGATCGTGCCGTTAGGGAGCGATGCACTCATGGTGATGGCCTTTCAGAGGAAATCCGGGCGATGCCGGTGGTTGCAGAGCCCGGAGCGGGCAGAAAAAAGCCCGCTGCGAGGCGGGCCGGGTTGGAAAAGGTTGCGGTCTATCGGTCGGACCAGATGCTGAAGTCCTGGCGCGAGCCGCGCAGCTTTGTCTCGGAGTCGTAGTCGGCGATCTGGCCGCCGACGACCTCGACCTGGAATTCGGTTGCGAGCAGCATCGCGTTCTCGATCTGCAGGCCGATTGCTGCGGCTTCCTTGCGCGTCGCGGCCCACACTGCAGCCTGAAAACGACCGTTCTTCCTCGAAGGCAAGGCGCGCTCGACGAATGCGATCGGTGTGCCGCCGACCTGCTGGTACACGATGTAGGGCGTCACGGCGTCTTCCGGCGCGACATCGGGATATGCACGGCCGTCAACCAGGGCGGCGAGCACGTTGTGAAGATCTGCCTCGACCGTCATATCGCCTTCTTCACTTCCTGGACTAGATAGGCTCGAGCCACTTCCATCGCGAAGTCACGACGCGCCGCGTAGGCCGGGCGCAGAAACGGGTGTGCCGGAGCCCGGCTCGTACCGAACTCGACCATGAAGCCATAAGGCACCTTCTGGTGATTCCACGCAATGTGATACGTCGCCCTCGCCTTTCCGCTGTTGTCCTTCGAATAGACCTGGTAGATCGCGTTGCGCAGGCTGCCGGGCTCGAAGTAGTAGCGGACTCCCGTTGACTTGCTGTTCTTGCCGTAGAAGTAATGCGGCTCCGCGGACTGCGGCACCCTCAGTCGGGCTTCAAGGTAGAGTTCTTCGGCCCCTGCTTGGGCAGCGGGGCGAATCGATTCCTCTGTGGCTCGCTGGATGCCGTCCAGCCATGCATCGGCGCCTGACGTGTCGAAGCCGATGTGAAAAGCACCCCCGTTTGGGTTGCCTCGACCGTTAGCCATTGTTGGCACCCGTCTCGCAGACCAGGTCGATGTACTGGCGGCTTTGCTTGTTCGGCAGGACGGCCTTGATGTCGTAGATCCGGCCTTCGTCGTCCACGACACGCATGCTCGCGAGCACGTCCATGCGCCGGCGGATGCGAATGCTGGCCTTGACGATGCTCACGGGCGAATCTGCGCGCGCGGATTCGAGCCCCGACAGAAAGCGTATGTCCGCCCACACCGAATCGAGCACAGGCCACCCAGGAATCGGCTGACCGAGTTCGTCCTGCACCGTGCCGGCCTGCTGGATGGTGATCCAGTCCTTGAGCGTGCCGGCTCTCACGGCATCATCACCCGGCGGTAGGGGCGAAGCAGCGCGCGAGCGCCCTGCGGGAGTTCAACCGCGGTCGCGGCGATCACCACGTCTTCCCGGCTTTCGAACAGATGCCCCAGGATCAGCAGCACCGCCGAGATGATGCTCGGATTGACGACGACGCCATTGAGCGCCCGCGCCGTGCCTGCCCGGGTCGCACGAAGCAGCGACTCCGCGATGTCCACGGCGTCGCGGCGATCGCTGGCGTTCTCGATCAGCGCCGCCGCAGCGATGGCCTCTTCGTAGGCGACGCGTGCGGCGGTCAACGCTGCGGGCAGCGCCTCGATTGCGGTGTTCATCGCATCGGCATCGGCGTAGATGACTCGGTTCAGATACTGCGAGGCATGGTCTTCCGCGCCCGCCATGTACGGCCCGATCTGCTCCTGCGGGTACGTTGCACCCACGCGCAGGTGCGCACGAGCCTGATCGAGCGTGATGACGGGCATGGTCAGCCCTTGCCCTTCGCCTTGGGCTGCTTATCGTCGCCCTGCTCCAAGGCGTCGAGCTCACGCGCACCAGCTTCGAGTTCCGGCGGACATTCGTCGCCCGCCTGATACTCGACCGGGTAAATCTCCCCGTCGGGGACACCCTTGAACGGTTTGCTTAGTTTCATGGTGTCCCCCTGCTTACGCCGAGATCTTCAGCGCGCGCATCGGCTCCGGGTTGTGAACGCCGCCACCAACACGCTTGGTCGTGTAGAACAGCACGTAGGGCTTCGCAGTGAACGGGTCGCGCAGGACGCGCACGCCGACACGGTCGTACACCGTATAGGTGCGCTTGAAGTCACCGAACAGGGCCGGCACCGAATTGGCGGCGATGTCGGGCATGTCCGGCACCTCGGTGATCGGGAAGCCGGCCAGGGTGGCAGGCTGGCCTGCCACATAGGACGGCTGCCAGAGGTAGTTGCCCTGACCGTCTTTCAGCTTGCGGATCGTGCCCTGCGACTTGCGATTCATCGCAAATCCAGCGTTCGCGGTGAATGCCGAAGGCAGGTCGTAGATGAGGTCAACGATCCCGTCCGAGGTGATCGCAGCCGCTGCGCCGCTGTTCACGGTCTTGATCGCGCCGAAGGGATGCTTCGCTGCGTTGGCGCCGCCGGTGACGTAGGTGAGGATGCCGAACGGCTTGTTCGTGCCGTCGCCGGAGAAGAATGCAGCGCCCTCCTGCTTGGAGAACTCAGTCTCCACCTCACCCGCGAGCCAGGCTTCGAGGTTGATGGCCGAGTCGTCGAGGATCTGCTGGGTGGCCGCCGGGTTCGCATAGATCTCGCCCCAGCCGAAGCCGAGCGAAGCGAAGGTGCCGGTAGCAGTCTGCGGACGCGCCGCGGTTTCGCCAACCCAACCCGATGCGGTGCCGCCCAGGTTGAACAGCTTGGTCAGGCCAGCCCCCGACACCGGCTGCACGGTGGCCAGCTGACGCATCGAAGAGACGAGCACGAGCTTGTCGGTGATGGTGCGATCCCACTCCACCGGGGCGAGGTAGCCGCCTTCGCCGTCCGCGCCCTTGTTGAGCGCCGCCTGGACATCGCCCTTCTTGAAGTGCGCGCGGAACGCACCGGTGTACTCGACATCCGCCACGGCCTTGCCGCCGGCCCCTGCGCCCATCTGGGCCGCTGCCAACTTCACATTGGTGTCGTCAACCTCCCTCTGCAAGCGGGCGATGTCCGCGTTGATGTTCTCGACTTTCAGGGCCTGCAGCGCATCGGCGTTGCCCTTCTTGATGTCTTCGAGCTGCTTGGTGTGCTCCTCCTTGAAGGTGGCGAAGGCCCTGTTGAGTGCTTCGACCGTGGCCTTGATGTCACCTGGAGGGCCACCGTCTGCGCGAACGGCAATGAGGCCGCGCGGGACGGGATTCGCGGAAGCCTTGGCAGCGACTGCATCGACGGCGGACGCATAGGCAGCACCGGCGGCCAGGACGGAGAGCGCGGCAACAGCCGCGAGAGAAATGAGAGTGCGTTTCATGGTTAGACCTTGAGGGAGTTGGTGAGAGAAAGCAGCAAAGCTGCGGTTTCGCCAGCGCCCGGCATGGCGGCTTCAGAGGCAGCGCCCGGCGTGCCAGTGAAAAGGGACTTGAAGGCATCACGGCGAGCGGTTCGGGAATGCCCCGCACGCGCCATCGACGCTTCGATCAGCGCGAGGGCTTTCTTGCCGCCCTGCGCCTTGGTGTCTTGAGTGATGTCGGAACGCTCGATCAGGCCAGTGGCAAAGCCGTCATCGACCGCTTGCGCCGCGCTGATCCAGGTTTCCTTGTCCATCAAAGTGGCGGTCTCGGCCTTCGACAGGCCGGTGCGCGAGGCATAGACCTGCGCCATCGCGTCGTCGAACGGTGCCAGCCGTGCGGCTGCGTCGGCCATATCGTGGCGGTTGCCGATGGCGACGGCCCATGCGTTGTGAACCATCAGGAACGCGCCGTCACCCATCAGGATCTCGTCGCCGGCCATCGCGATCACGGACGCCGCCGAAGCAGCAAGGCCCATCACGCGCACCGTGACCTTGGCCTTGTGCTCGCGCAGCATGTTGTAGATGGCGACACCCTCGAAGAAGTCGCCGCCGGGCGAATTGACGTTGACCGTCACGTCCCGGGCGCCAATGCTGCGCAGTGCCGCGCTCATGCGCTTGGCCGTGAAGCCCTGCCCATCCCACGACTCACCGATGGCGTCGTAGATGGAGATGGAGGCCTCGCCTTCCACTGCGGCGCGCACCTCCGGCTGCCAGCGCTCGAGCGCATCAGGGCGAACGTCGAACTGTGCGACGCCCAGGCGGTGATCGGCCCGGATCTCAGGCAGGTTCAGGAGGCTCATCGTTGTTCCTTGATACCGGCTTGCCCGGCTGGGTCATCGGGTTGCGCAGTGCGTCGGTTTGCGGGTCGGCAGATTTCGGGAGGTCGGACAGCTCACGCACCTCGTTCTGCGACATCCAGGGCGCTTGGCCGCCGGCACCGAGCGCCTTGGAGAAGAAGGCAGCCTGGTCGGCCAGCGTGCCGCGCAGCAGCGCGCCTTCGTTGAACTTGTATTGCAGGCGTCCGAGTTGCTCCTCGGGAAGAAGGCAGCGTGCGGCTGCCGGCTCCCAGGACACGAACCAATGCGATAGCCCGTACTGGATGAAGAAGATCGCTAACTGCTGGATGCCGCTGCCCCAGCTCGTGTCATCCATCATCAGAAGGGGCCTGGGCACGCCGTACATGCGCGCGGCTTCCTCGATCTGGTGGTTCCGGTTCTCGATCTGCTGCGACTCGGATGCCGTGCTGGCGAACTTGTTGGCCTTCGCGCTCTCCTCCAGCAGCATCCAGCGGCCGGCGTTCTCCGCGCCCGTGTAGTCGGTGTCGAGCGACGACTTCATCCGGTTGTAGGCGTTCTCGGAAAGCTCCTTCGGAACTTCGATGGCACCGCCCGCCATGACACCGGTCTTGAACGTCCGCGACGCCGCGCGTTCCGCCTGCTCGGCCAGCTCCAACGCATCGCGACCCAGCTTGACACGCGAGATGCCGTTGATCCCGTCGAGCGAGAGATCGCGCAGGTGGAACACCTCTTTCGCCGGCAGGGTGATCTGATTGCCGTCCGGCGTCGTGTAGTCGTACTGCATCTGCCAAGCGCCATTCAGACGCGGCTTGGTCGAACCACGATCCATCGGGATCAAGCGGATCGGCCGGCTGCCCGACCAGATCACGCGCGCGAAGGACTGTCCGTCGAGCAGGGCCCGCAGTTGCAAGAGGCTCTTGAACTCGATGGGCGTCTGCCAATCGTTCGGCTTGTATTTCAGCAGCCGGTGCGCCGGGTTGTCGCTTTGCACCTGCTTCTTGTCGTCGCTGCTCTGCAGATTCACCGGCAGCATGCCGATCGATTCGGAGATCAGCGTCACGCAACGCAGCACCGCCATGTTCCGAAGGCTGCGGTCACGGGCCGTATCCACGCCGGCCGTGGTTCCGCCGCGGATGTACTCCAACAGCGCCGGATCGTCGAGGCCGCTGAACTGATGCCCCTGCGAGTCCTCCGCGCGCGGACGCGACTGCACCTCCGACGCATTCGAGTGCCGGAAGAAGTCGAGAATCTTCATTCAGTCGGTCCTTACAGGAAGCGGATGCCCCGGGTTTCGTAGACGGAGTTGCCTCGCGCCTCGGGGTTGAGCGACAGAAGCGTCACTGCGTTGAAGGTGGCCATCAGCGGGTCGATCTTTGCGGTGCCAGAGGCCTGCTTCGTGATCACGATGGCGTTGCCCTTCGGCTCGACCTTCGCGTTGCCGACCGACCAAGCCATCAGGGGCTGACCGCCATGGATCAGCGCGCCCTCGGCGAGTTTTCGTTCGGTCGTCTTGATCGCGCCGGTCATCTTCCAGCCCTGGCTGATGCCGATCACCTTCTCGTCAGGCACCTCAGCCTCCACAAGGGCATCCAGGATGCCGCCCAGCCCCGCCGGGTCGCAGCCGATCTTGTCCAGCAGACCCGATGCCTCGCACTGAGCGGCAACATCAGCCACTCCCGCCACGTCTTCACCGATCGCGCTCACCAGGATCAGGTCGCCGTCCTTGGCGAAGTCCTGCAGGCGTGGAGCAATCTCCTTGCGCCGTTCGAGGACCGAGGGATGTGCCCATGCACGGGTCCATAAAAGCCAACGCTTGCGCAGAACAGTCTTCGCTGGGACAACGGCTTTCGTTTCTTCGTCGAAGTGCTCCGGGATGAGGAACTCTTCAGCCTTCCTGCGCCGTCCTGCGACCGCGGCGCCCAGCAAGTCATCCAGGCCACCGCCGTCGATTCCCATGTCCACCACTTCGCACTCGTCGAGCAGTTGCTCGAGCGTCAACCCGGGCACCTCGGCCCGCGGCACCCAGAAATCGGCACCCGCCCAGCGGTCAGACCGCAGGTTCATGCCGATCTCGACGTTCAGGTGCTTGGCCAGGAACTCCTTGAAGTCCTTCTCGCCGCCCTCCAGCGCCTGGCTGTGCAACTGCGTGATGCGCGCGATGTCCACCGACGCGCCCCAGTTCGGGTTCGTCACGTAGGCGTTCGCCAGATCCTTGTGCGCTCCCGCATCCAGCATGGACTGCGGGAACTCGTAGATCACCGGCAGGAAGCGCGGATCCTTGATGAGCCCGTCGCGCACTTTTCGCGCGTAGCTCAGTTTGTCCTTGAACACTCCGGCCGGCGGCTCGGCCGACTGTGTGGTGGCGTAGATCACGAACCCATCGGGCCGCGATGTCAGACCACCCGTGGCCTCCAGCAGCATGTTCGAGGCCTTGGCCTGCTTGCCGAACTCGTGCAGCTCGTCAACGAAGACGAACGAGGCCTTCTTGCCCGAAACCGTGTCACTGTCTGCGGCAACCACCTTCAGCGTCGCCGCGTTGTCGCGGTGGGTGATGGTGCGGAAGTAGTCCTGCACCTTCAGCATGGCCGCCAAGTCGTCGTCGGCCTTGATCATGTCGCGGATCGGCTTGTAGCTGTTGTCCGCGATCTCCTTGGTTGGCGACAGGATCAGCAGTTCCGCCGACGGGCGCCAGTTCAACACCAGCGCCGTCAGCATGATCCCCGCCGCAGCGGTCGATTTCATGTTCTTCTTGCTGACCATGAAGAAGAACTCGTTGATCAGCCGGCGCCCTTGGTCGGCGTCATAGGATCCGAAGATCGCGCGTACCCAATCCTTCACCCAAGGCAGGCAGGCTTCGCGCATGGTCGGCTGACCAGCCACATCCACCAGGACCAGGCCGCCGAAAACATCCCAGGCCTCATCCGCTTGCGCCTTGAAGAGCGGCGGCGAGGTGATGAGGCTCTCGCGCGCCACGATCCTGCGTTCCCAATCGACGCAGGCGGTTGACCACTCCACGAGTTACTTGCTCGCGACCAGGCGCGGGCCCTGCCGCACCGCGTACTTGCCACCAGCGGGGCGCTCAGGCACCGCCGGCTTTGGCGCTTCAGTCTTCTTGGCATGCTGGACGCCCAGCAACGCGATTGCGGCCTTCAACTGAGCCGGGCTCGGGTCCAAAAGACCTTGCATAGCCATCGTCAGGAACTCTTTCGAGTCTTCGGTGGTTGCCGGGTCCACGGTTTTCGGCTTGCGGCCGGCGCCCGGACGGGCACCACCGCTGCGTCCTTTGACACCTGCCATTTGATTTTCCTTTTGATTCCGGGGCGTGTTTTGCGCGTGAGGAACCTGGTGGTTTCCGGCACATCGGGTCGGCAGGCTTTCGATGCCCCCTCCCCCTCGTCGCCGCCCCTGCGCCGCATCAGGCGGGCCGTGGCTGCACGATCTCGACCTCAGTAGCCTCTTGCCCTTGCTCTCGCCTCTGCGTCTGTCTTGGCCTTGTGGCATGGGACATCGCACAGAGGCTGCAGGTTGCTGTCGTCGTTGGTGCCGCCGTCTGCCAACTCGACGATGTGGTCGATGTGATCCCGACTCGATACCCAGACGGCGCCGCATTGGGCGCAGCGGTAGCCGTGGGCAAGCGCTACACGCTCTCGGGTCGCCATCCATACCCGCCCACGCTGGCGCTCCACTGTGCCGGCCTTGGTCTGCAGCACTGGAGTCCGGTTAAGACTGGCGGCCAAGAGCCTGGGCTTGAGAGTTGTGAGCGCCATGTATTCCACGCGAAACGAATCCGTCCTCAGCGTCCATGCGCATTGGCTATCGTCACCAGTCGTCCTGCCCCTGTAATGCCGCCGCCACTCCCATTACGATGCTAGCTCCTACACGGTCATCGATGAGGAGAGCGGATATGGACAGCGACCTGGAAGCGAGGCTGCAGGCTATCGAATTAACCTTGGCAGTCCTCGTCAAACGGAATCCTGCTGCGGTCCAGGAACTGGACCGTCTGGCGGTTGGCATTGAAGCGGCGCCTGTGCCTGTTGCGGACGCTCACCTCGAATCAGTTGCCCGACGTATTCGTGCATTTGCCCAAGGTTCGCCCGGGCAGCGCTGGAGCGACGATCCCGAAGAGCAAGAGCCGGGCTGATGAGCCAAAGCACTAGGCTCGCATAAAGATCTCGCATCCCTCACCTCACAAAAAGAAAGCCCGCAAGAGGCGGGCAAGGATCAAGAGCAATCTGATCGAGGAACACCGTGGAAAGACACGAATGTACGGAGTTGGGAAAACTTAACTTAAGATATGGGTGGAGTTTTTACATCACATTACCGGAGGATCAAGTGGCAATTTCTTGCGGCGACCCAGAGCGCCTAAAAAAACATATTTCGAATTCCTACCCTAAAGCGGTCTTTAGCCAAGAAACCGCCATCGGGACGGTGAAGGTGACATTCCCAGACGGCTTGATCGTCAACGTTTTCAAGAATGGAACTGTCAATTTCCAGGGCAAGGCCAGTGCAGTCCAAACTGAAATCGAAAATCAGATCGAGATCATCAACAACAACTAAGAACATCCGTCCGATTGGTGTGCCGGTTCCGGTGTTCCGGATCCGGTTCACCCCAATGAAGGGGGGTGCAATCGCGAAGAAACCCACTGTTTGCCTGTAGCAAATGCGCTTAAGCCGCGCGGACAGCTTGATTCGAACGAGCGACTTCTGAGATATGAACCCAACTCACTACATAGCTGAAAACGAAAAAGCCACCGTGAAGGTGGCTTAAAACTAAACTCTCTTGACGGTGATCGATTCAGGCTCTACTTTGATCACTTTCCAGTGACCTTCGAGTCCCGCAAAACTCACGACCTTGTTGACGCGGAAGAACTTGTCGCCCTTCCATTTGGCAATGCGCATGGCATCTCTCCTTGTAGGGGGGTAAACAGTCGGAACGGTTAATTGCCTCAAGGGTAGAGTGACCTCTCTGGTTAGCCTTGGTACTTGAACCATAAACTTGAACACCTTCGATACGAATGCTTCCACCAAGATTGGCGGGCAACGTCATAGCGACGGCAGGTGTTCGGCAGAGAGCTAAGTTCGGCGCGCCCAACAGCACGCGAACTCAAAATTCAGTATACGCAAATTGCGGCTACGCGCCAAGCAACGTGCGCCACCACGAAAATCGGCTCATGAATGCGGCGAACAGCACGAGAAGCCCGAGATACCGGGCGGCGCGGTTGTGCCAGAAGCAGGCGACGATCATTAACCCGACGGCTAAGCCAATCATTGCGGTCAGTACTTCCGGCATCTCGCCTCCTCAATTGGAAGATGAGATTCTCGCCCGGCTCCGGACCACAAAATGAATGACACGGGGCTTGCATCTGCGATCTGAGCCTGCGGATCAACACCAATCGAAACTCAGCGCCATCCTTCGAAAAGGGGATGCTGCCTTCAACTGCCTGTAGATAGCATCCGCCCGAGCGCCCAGCTTTCAAACTAGATCACCATGGGGGAACACATGAAGTCAACAATCAACGGTCTTCTCGCCGCCTTGCTGCTGTCGGTTTCGCTCGAAGCGGCCAGTGCTCCGCTGGTTACCACGGTCAAGGGCCCGGATGGTCAGGTCACGACCATCAGCACGTCTGGCGGAACGACCACTGTCACGACCGGCGGAACTTCTGAACAAAACCGCGAAGGTCACAACAAAAATGTAAAGCGCGTCAAGGACATGTACGACAGCGTGAAGTAGCGACCTCGTGCCGCCTAGTCTGCAGCACTGGAGTGCGGGTCAGGCTGGACATAGTGAGTCTGGGCTTCAGGGTTGCGAGTGTCATTACTCCACGGTGATGTGCATGTGGGCTCCTGAGCGTCTCGACAGGTTTGGGTGCCTCATCGAAGAAGCACTGCCCCCCATATTCATGGGATATGCGGAATGTTTCCGAAGGTCACTATAACGGCCACGACAATGGGGAATGAAGCAATCCACCGTTCGATGAGCGCAGTTGCGTATCTTGAGCCTCGCTGAGCCGGCGACAAGGGAGTCGTGATCTGGAACGGCCTTGAGGCGCGGCAAGACTCTGCCCATCGCATGCCTACAGTTTTTCGGCAGGAAAACGAGGAGCCTCTTCTATGAGCGGCGCGCAAGCAGCTTGGTTAGCGGCAACTATTACAGCAACGGGATTGCTGCTCCTCGCCCTAAGTCGAGCATTCACTGTGGAAAAACTCGGCGCCTTTGGTCTGGAGTTCAGGCTTTCCCAGCCCATTGAGCACAGCGGCATTCCTCGTCTAAAAGGACCAGGCGCATTCGTCTTCCTTGCCGGACTAGCTTTAGGAATTCATGCTGGATGGCTCACAACTCACCCACCAGTTTGGCCGAGTCGATTCTCCGATCTGGATACTGCCGAGCTTGCGGTATCGGCGGTGGACGACCTCATGATCGTGAGCGTCAACAACAAGGAGATAGCCAGAGTTGCATATGGACAGACGCCTGAACCCTTCGATGTCAAGAAAGAACTTCATCGAGGAGCGAACAAGATCGAGATCATCATCCAGAACGGTGACTACGGAGGCTGCGGCGCGGCGTTGACTCTGCGCTTAAACGATCAAGAGAACCCCGAGTTCAAGTGGCGATGGTCAGAGCAAAAGAACATGCCCGCCAAAGTGATCTGCTTTTCTCAGACACAAACGCTCAACTTGCGCTAGAGCGTGAAACTCGGCACAAGCGAGGTCGAGCCTTAAATGCCATCAGATGTGGGGGCAACCACTAATCTGAAGAGAAAGCTCCGCCATCAACGGATGAGCTGCTCTTATTGTTCCCGGCTCACCCGGGATTTGTACAGGCCACGCCATTTTAAAGCGGAAACGGCGGCTGTGTAAATTGTTTTTACTTTGCAGCCTCGGCTGCAGCGATCTTCAGATCCAGATACCCCGCGATCTGCTTCATCGCCTCCGGCCCGGCCATCGCCTGGTGCTTCTCCATGTGGGCAACGAGCCAGTCGGCGACCTCGGCGTGCTCCTTGAACAGCTTCGCCAACGAAGTGCGGCCGGTGCCCTTGCAGGGCTTGCACTTCACACCCAGCGTTGTGCTGCCCGGGATGACTGTCGCACCGTGACCGCCGCAGTTTTCGCAGGTCGGGTTCCGGTGCCAGGCGACGCAGCCCTGCGCCAGGTCGTAGGCCTGCACGCGGTTGAGCTTCACCTTCATCGCCCTCGCCTGCCGCCAGGCGTCGTCGGCCAGGATCTCAACCAGCTCGCGCGCCGCGGTACTGTCGCCCAGGAACAGCCGCTGCAGCGCCACAGCCAAGGGGAACTCACGGGCAGCGAGGCCCATCGCTCCCAGCACGTCCGAGTCTGATCGGGTCGTGCGCTCGCTGATCTCCAGGTTCGTCGAACGAACTGCGCTGGCGTAGCGCTCGATCACGTTCATGCGCGGCCTTTCAGGCTGTCGCCGATCCGCGCTGCCAGATTGCGCCTGCTGCTGTCGATCGACGGCCGTCCCGTTGCGTCCTCCATGCGGCGCAGCAACTCCTTCATCTCGGCGTCCGTGAGTTGGCCTCGCTTTTTGAGCAGGCCGGCGAAGCCTGCAATCACCTCGGCCGTGGCCGCTCGGTGCGCATTCATGGTGTCGGCGAAGAAGTCCGACGCCTTCAGGTACTGCTCGAATTCCTTCATGCTCATTGGGGAACCTCCTGTTAACTAAGACACTGCCTCTACAAGTACAGACTGATCCCGAGCGGACAGACCCAGCCTCCTTAGAGGGGGCCTTCACATGAACCGACTGACCCGTCGCGTTGCATGACCCGGTAGCCTTCTCGTTCACAGGTGCTGCCTTCGCCGCCTGCCGGGGTGTCTCAGAACTTCCTCACAGTTCCCCGCTCTTCCCTTGCTGCTGCCGTTATAGGTGCTCCGACCAGCAAGGTGCTTGATTGAGTTGGTGCTACGGCAAGGTCGTCTCCTGCTGGCGGGCTCGCATCAGCAGCGCGCACAAGGGCAGCAGCCCCGCACGCTTGTGCATGTCGTTGGCGTCCTCACCGAGCACAGGACTCATGCAGTACGGCAGGCCGGTTTCCTTGGCTGCTCGCTCCCCTGCCCCGCTCTTGTCGTTGTCGGCGAACACGTAGCGCTTGCCGGCCTTCAGCAGGCTTGCGACGTGCACTAGGTTCGAGTCGCTGAAGCAGACCAGCACCGTGGCGTTGAGGCGCATCTGCCGCACCGCCAGTTCGATCGACAGGCCCGTTGCGTAGCCTTCGCAGAAGATCTGCTCCCTTGCACGTGGGCCCAAGCGCAGCACTGCCCCGCGCGCCTGCATGCCGTAAGACATCTTCTTGCGCCAACGATTGACGCCGGGCTCGCTTTCGCTGTCGGTCCAACGGATGATCTGAACGCCTCGAAGCTCGTTGGTGCTGAAATCGCGCATCGGCACCAACAGGCCACCGTCGGGCAAGCACAGCCCTTGAGCATTCGGCAGGCCCTGGCGGTAGAGGTAGTCGTGCGGGCCAGGCTTGGCGAGGGAGAGCAACTCTGCTGCCTTCCGGGCAGCTGCCGCATAGCCCTGCTCTGTCGCAGCCCTGAGGGCCTCACGGCGTGCTCGCCAGGCCTTCTTGTCCTCTTCAGTAAAAGGCTTCGCGTCAGGATCGTTGTACCAGTGGACCTGGGCATCGGCATCCCACGCGTACACCCAGCCGCTCTGGCCATCCCAGAGATAGGCGCCGTTCTTGCTGCGCGGCTTCTCAGTCGTTCCGCACCGCTGGATCTTGTCGCTGCGATGCAGCTTGGCGGGGTCGATCTCGACACCGTGCGCGCGCGCGAACTCGATGAAGTGGCTCATGCTGTCGCAGCCTCTTTCCGGCGCATTGCGGCTGCTGCGATGTGGTGGCTCTGGCGCTTGCCCTTCAGACGCTTGATGAGTGCGGCGGACACATCCACCACGGGTGCCGTCTCAGCTCGCCAGGAAGACGGCGGTGCATCGCCCGTGATCTCCTTGAACTGCATATAGGGGTAACCAGTCTTCGACTTCACCCACGGGGTTTCGCGCGCGAACGTGCAGAGCTGGTTCCAGAGATCGACCTTGGTTCCGTCGAACTTCGATTTCCCGAGGAAGATCTCCTGCATCTCGCCAGCTTCGTGCGTCACCAGCGACTGCGCGACGATCTCGAAGCCGCAGGACATGCAGCGCTGCCGAAATGGCTTGTAGCCACAACTGGGGCAACCAGTTCGCTCCCGCTCCTCTTTGCCGTCCTGGCGCACCTGCTTGTCGAGCACCTCGCCCATGTCGAGCGATGCCAAACCATTGAAGAAGATGTCGGTGAAGTCCTCGGCGAAGCGGGTGATGTTGCCGCTGTGGTCCAGCAGGATGCAGTCGGCCTTGCCGGTTTCAGGCGATGAGCGAAGGCCGCGGCCCCACATCTGAATCGCCGTGGAAAGGCTCTTGCGCAGCGGACGGCAGTCCACCACGCAGCCCACGTCCTGCACGTCGAAGCCCTTGGCCAGCGCCTCGACGGAGATCAGCACACGAATCGACGAATCGGGCTTCTCGAATTCCGCGATCAGTTGGTCACGCTCGGGCTTGAGCGTGTCATTGGTGAAGGTGGCCGAGAAAATGCCGGCCTCGTTGAACTGGCGGCAAAGCTCTTCGCAGTGCGCGATCGATGCGCCGAACACGATGGTCTTGCGGCCTTCGCCGTGGCGCATCCACTCAGCCACCACGTCGCCGATGATCTCCATGCCGCGCTCCGAGGCCTCAGCGGACTGCCACTCGCCGAAGCTGTTGACCTTTGCGCCGGCCATGTCGGGGCGGCGGCAAGACAACACGCGCATCTGCACCAGCACGCCGGCCTCGGTGAGCTCGTGCATCGTCGTCGGGCTGACGAGATTGGTGAAGATCTTGCCCAAGCCCCGCGAGAACGGCGTCGCCGACAAGCCAATGACCCGGGCCTCGCTCTCCATCGCGAACTTCACCCAGGTGTCGCGCTGGGTGTGCGCCTCATCGACGATCAGCACGTCAGTCTTCGGCCAGCCACGCGACTCGACGGTCTGCACGCTGGCGATCTGGAAGGGCTTGCTCCAGTCCTGACGGAAGTGATCGCCCTGAATGACGCCGTGATCGCCGAGGCCGTAGTCGAATGCGCGCTTGCACGTCTGGTCGATCAGCGTGATCCGGTCGCAGAGGAACGTTGCTCGCTTGCCCTGCTTCAGAGCCTTATGGGCGATCCGCAGTCCGAGGTAGGTCTTCCCCGCACCGGTGGGCGCCATGAGCATCTGGTTCTTGTGGCCACCTTCAATGCCTTCGCGAATGCCGATCAAGGCGTCGCGCTGGAACACGCGAGGCGTCGGGAACGTGGTGCCGTCACCGCCGTGGAACAGATCGCTCATGCGGGCTGCCCCGCTTTCTTTTCCCAGTACTTCACCGAGCGCTTCAGATCGGCGATCTCGGTCATCATGCTGTTGATGCGCTGCTGAAGCCCTCGTGCGAGATCACGAGCAGACTTCGCTTCGGCGATTGCTGCGACAAGTTGATCGCCGGCGTCGAGCACCTGGGCCATCGACACGATGTCATCCTGAGCTGCCGCGAGCGTTTCCCGCAGCGCCAGAACTTCCTGCTGCAGCGACTCCACACGCGCGTCGGCGCTCTCTGCTTCCTTCTTCGACTCAGCCGCCTTGATTTCTGCAGCGATCCACTTGGTTGCAAGCACCTTCTTCGGCTTGCCCTGGAACTTCGCTGGCTTGGGCGCAGCAGAAGAGGCGATCTTCTGCTCGTAGCTTGTGCCATTCCGCTCGACTTTCCGGGTAACCGGCGCATCTGTGTGATTCACACAGATAGCCCGCCGCACGTCGCCGACAAGCTGGTTGCCAACCCCACACACCTCGGCGATCTTCCGGTCGCTCCAGGCTGCCCACTCCCCATCCTTCAGCATCGTCTCGACTGCCTTGCGCTTGTCTGCGTTCGAGCGCTTCAGGCCATGAGTGGCATTGGCCCTGAGGCTGTAGAGCACGGCATCACGCAACGTGCCGGGCGTGATGTTCTCGTAGATCTGTGTGAGCCCTGCGGCCTTCGCACCAAAGTAGCGATGGAACCCATCGGCAAGCCAGCGGTCGGTGCCGTCGTAGAACACGATGACGGGCGGCATGTTGGCTCCGGCCTTGTACGCCTCGCAGTACTCTGCAACGGTCTCTTGATTGAGCTCGACACGCGACTGCGTGCCTCCATCGATGCGGATCAGATCGAGATCAAGCATGCGATACGGCCTTCACGACTAGCTCTTTCGCAGCTCGCGCCGCGGCCCGAGACGATCGCGAATCAGAAATATGAACGTGCTGATTGCTACCGGCGGCAGTCCATTCGCAATGACTGACTACGATCAGAGCGCGATGGCCCGCGTTCTTGCTCTTGAACCACGGAGAAGCGCAGATCGCGCCCATTTCGTCAGCGGTGATCTGGACCAGGCCCTCGCAGTTCTCGATAGACGTCAGTTCATCCTGCGATCGATTGGGCAAAACGGGCGAGAGCGGGTGCTGCTGGTAGTTCATTGCTGGCTCCATGCACGGCCTTCATGCGCCATGCACCACAGGGCGCTCGACCAGGACCGGTGCACGCGCAGGTAGTAGAGAAAGTGCGCGACGTAGATCACGCGATTGATCGGCGCGCGCATCAGTCCCACTCCAAGGTGCGAACGGTCTGCACGGCGCTCAGATGCTGCTTGGCCATCAGCAGCAGTGCATCGACGTAGTCGGGTGGGAAGCACCGCATGTCCTGGCCGACGACGCGCAGGCCGGCATGGGCCATCACCAGCGCCAGCTTGTCTAGGTGATCACTGAGCAGACGAGAGACGGTGGACTCGCTCACGCCCATGGCTGCGGCAATCGCCGTCTGCGAGGCATCCCGCTGGGTCGCCTTGAGGATGCTCGAGACGATCTTGCGCGCGCGATCTTCGGGAGGCTCGACGGTCACGTTGCAGCTCCCTGCAGCGACGTGCACCAGGTTCCAGCACCGTGCATTCGGTTGCGGCCGGTGCAAGAACCTGCAGCCCGTCTTGCTGGTGCTTCCAGGCTCCTGTGCCGAGACTGCGTAGCCATGAACACACCCCACGCCATGCCAGCCGCAACCAACGATCCGGACCTCATCCACAACAGCACGCGGACAACGCTGAGTACCAATGCCGATCCAACAGGACGAGCCCCGGCACGGGTGATGCTGCGCACCAGCAGGCTGGTCATTCGGTGGCTCGATGGCGACGTGGATGTGCGATTCGCCGCACAGGAGGTCGACGTCACACCGAGAGGCCGTGCTGCACCGCGCACGGACAAACGATGAACGGCGGACATCAGGCAGTTGCCTTGCGCGAGCGGCGCTTCGAGTTGCGCAGCACCTCCCACGGCACATCCGGGCGGAGGTCTTCGCAGAGCACGCCCGTTTCCCGCTCGATTGCGGGGCAGTGCTCTGCCGGCACCTTCTTTCGAAATACCCACATCCCGGGGGTAGAGCAACCAACACCGATCAGCTCGGCCAGCTTCAGCCGGCTCCCTGCAATCTCAACGGCCTTCAGGAACGCTTCCATGACAACTCCTTGCTCGAACACGATAGAAGCCCACATCCTAACACGATCGAATTTAAAAGCTGTGGGAGAATTTCGTTCGTGAAGACAATCGCAGAACGAGTCAAGGCAGTCCGGCAAGAACTGGGCTGGAGCCAGGTGCAACTGGCGGAAGAAGTGGGCGTGTCCCAAAGCTCGATCGGGAACATCGAATCGGGCTTCAGACAGCGCCCGCGGGAGCTCGTGTCCATCGCAAAGGCGCTACGTGTCTCGCCTGAGTGGCTGGAGACGGGGAAAGGCCCCAGGACGGAGCGCGCCTCGCTCAAGCTGGTGGGCGCCGATGCGGAGCCGTCAGTGCGGGCGCTGGTGGAGTACCTGGCCGAGATCGCCGCTCAACAGCGGCCGACTCTTCGAAAGAATTTGGCGAACTTGCTGGTCGATCTGGTCGAGCATCCAGAGGACCCGGCACTCATCGAGCAGACCGTTGCGGACATCGAGCGGTTCTTCCCCAGCAAGGACGAGTAGCAGGGTTCTTGCGTATGAACCGCCTCTAACTCGCAGCTACGATTGCGGGTAGCAATACAGGAGGCAGGTCAGTATGAATGTTCAGACCGAGGATTGCCGCTGGCGTCAGCCTACTAGGTTCAGCCTGTTGCCTCATGTGCGAACTCACTCCGAAGCGCACGGATTGGGAGCTGCCTCTAAAGGAGGTGCAATTGCATTAATCGCAATCCTGCTGCTGGCAGGATGCGATCGACAGGCCACTACTCCACCTCCCCCCGATTTGACGAACGACGTGAAAGCGCTCAATCAGCGCGTAGACGAGCTTAGTGCGCGAGTGACTGAGCACCGTCTGGACACGATCCGCACCAGAATCCGTGGGCCCCAAGAGTCCGTCGAATTCGATCCACGCGATGCCGCTGGATATTCCCAGGTGCTGAGTCCAATCGGCACGCTGCTGGTCAAGCTTCAGAAGGTTGAGCCTTACCTTGATGGGTACAGCCTCAGATTCTTAATCGGCAACCCAACCACGGCCCGATTGTCAGGGGTTAGCGGCACGGTGAAATGGGGAGTAGAAGTCGACTGGAACAACCCTCAGACCTTCAACTCACTGCAGGAGAAGAAGTTCGAATTGGCGACCGATTTCCCGTCGGGCGCATGGACTGAAATAAAGCTCAATATCGGCCCCGCGAAACCAGACCAAATGCGCCGGCTGATCCTGGCGCCAGTCTTTAACTCCGTATACCTGAGAGCGCCTGCACCAAGTGCCCAGTGAATTCATCGATTGTTGTGCTCAAGGACGCCGGTAAGACCAGGTTGAACACGAGAGCCCGAAGGGGAGTCCGGGCAACTGAAGCTATCAGAGACGCTTGCCGCTATCAAGTGGCATGGGCATCGCTTTGAACGAAGTCAGCGCGGTGATCTGCTCTTCGAGTTTCTTGACTGTTTCCTCCAGCTTCGTTCGCTTCGCATTCCTTGCGTCTAGCGCACTTTCCAGCGCCGACATGAAGATGATGAACGCCGCACTTAAGAGGTTGACCACATGAACCACAAGCATGAGCACCTCTCCTCGTCCGGGCACTCCCTTCAGCCACCAAAATAAAAAAATACCAAGCACCGAGTTCACGATCATGATGCCGATAAAGGCCCGTCCTGCCCATCGCGCCCAGAGGCTGAAAAGCCATTGACGTTTTGCCTCATCTAGCGCCGCAATCGATACCGATAGGCCTACGATGCTGAGGACGGAGCCGAAGACAAATGTGGAGACTGAAAGATCCATGGCAACGTTCTGGAGAGGAATCAACGCCACTATATCGGCTGCCCTGACTCGGCATCATTGCGGGGACCTACCACCGCCCATCCAGCACGATTTCCGATACCGCCAGTCGCTGCGGCTCAGGTTCGAAGCAGAACTGGAACGACACGTACTCGGCGCATTTCGCGAGCAGCGCCTCACCGCTCGTGCTGTAGAGGTCAGCGCATACCGCCACCTCCAGCTTCACGCAGAACTCGCGTGGCCACCGCGTCGTCGCTTGGATGTGCTGGACATGCCGTTTGGTGGCGAAGGCTATCGCGATCACCGCGGTCTCGCCCCAGCGCCGCCGACGAAAGGCCGGTGCGATCCACGCCTGGTCGAGCTCAATCTCCAGTTCGACTTTCTCACCCGCTCCCGCGAAGGCATCGACGACCCACTGCAGGCTGAAAGATACGAAGCCGACAGCATCACCGCCGGCGCGGTCAGTCACGACCGCCAGCAGGTCGGTGGTCACGTATGCACGCACGGCCGACTGCACGGAGAGGATTTCGCCGCCATGTCCCGAGTAGAGATCAAGGCGGGTCCCGAGCTCGCGCAGGTTCGCCTCTCGTAGAGGAGCGCCGCTGAGCGGGCTAAGCCCCTCCTCCGTCTTGTAGGTCTCATCGGCCGCGTGCAGCTTGCGTAGCTGCCGCGCCCAGGTTCGCATCTGCGCGCACTGGCGAGTGACGATGTAGACAACGCCCTCCACTTCACCAAGCGACTCATTGTCGTCCCAGGCAACGGGCGTCACGGCATCTGGGTAGACAGGATCAATCGGCTTGGTCAGCCGGAGAAACAGAGGGTGGCGACGGCCGCGAGGTTTAGGCATGCGCTTTTCTAGCGCGAATCTTTAGAAAGCTTGAACACGGGCTTTTCGGTCGTGATGACTGCAACTATGTTCAACAGTACCTCACTCCAACAGGCTAGACAATTTCACCCCATATTTATGGGATATTTGAAATTCACATTTTGCGCCCAACACCAACGTAGCAGAGTACGATGCTTCCTTCATTAACCGGAGGTAGACAGATGGCAGATCCCCGTGCATTTATTAGTTTCGACGCAGATAATAATTTCACCGAAAAAACTCTTTTTGCGGGCCAAACCTACTTATCTATCATACCTTTTTCAATTCAAGACTGGTCGTCAAAAGAGCCACTCCCACAAGCCGAGTGGGAAGCCTTGATCAAAGCCAAGATCGCAAAAACCAATATGCTCATTGTCTTATGTGGGAAGAGCATGAGCACCGCAACGGGCGTAGTCAAAGAAATTAACATGGCAAACTCTCAAAATGTACCAATTTTTGGAGTGTATGTTGATGGGGCGGGAACAAGCAGTACCTTACCAACTGGTCTGCCAAGGTCACGGGTAGTCGAATGGAATTGGGCGAAAATTAGCAGTGCCATCACGCAGGTTATGGGTGAAGGCAAGAATAAATCATCATGAGCCGCAAAGCCCTTGTCGTCGGCATTGACTATTACGACGCCCCTAGCGCGCAATTATTCGGATGCGTAAATGATGCACACGCGGTGAATCAGGTACTCCAGCGCCATTCAGACGGCAGCCCGAATTTTGACGCAAAATTACTTACTGCAACTGACGAAAAAAGCAAAATCAGCCGAAAAGCATTAAAAGACTGCATCAGCGAGCTATTTAAGGGGGACAGTGAAATTGCTCTCTTCTATTTTGCGGGGCACGGTCACATCGAAGCAACGGGTGGATATTTACTCACCTCAGATGCAAATGAAGGAGATGAAGGGCTTCCTTTAACCGATTTACTTCAGATTGCCTTCAATTCGAAAGCAAAAAACAAGGTAATAGTTTTAGATAGCTGCCACTCAGGAAAAGCGGGAAATCCAAGCTTATTCGAAGATAAATCCATCCTAAGCGAAGGAATGACTATTCTTACCGCATCCGGGCAAGACGAATACGCGACAGAAAAAAATGGCTCCGGGGTTTTCACAACGCTTTTTGTTGATGCCTTGAATGGAGGCGCTGCAAACCTATTGGGCGATATAACTCCTGGCAGCATTTATGCGCACATCGACCAATCGCTTGGAGAATGGGATCAACGCCCGGTATTCAAGACAAATATCAAGCGCTTTACGTCGTTGCGAAGTGTAGAGCCGCCGATACAGCGAGAAAATCTAAGAAAAATCGTCGAATACTTCAATCAGCCGAGTGTTGAATTTAAGCTCGACCCCAGCTTTGAACCACAGCCGCCAGCTCCAAATCACGGCATCGCGCCTGACCCGATCAATACGGCCAAATTCGCGGTGCTACAACAACTCGTCCGGCTGAACTTGGTTAAGCCAGTAGGTGAAGATCATATGTACTTCGCGGCGATGAATTCCAAATCATGCAAGCTCACGGCTTTAGGAGCCCACTACTGGAATCTCATTTCGAATGGTCGTGTCTAGCCGTTCTAGGTTGCCATCAATGAAGCAGCAGCCGGACTACTAGGCTACGACAGCCAGCAAGCGCTCCGTCGGCGAGAGGGGCACCACCGCCTCCTTGGCACCAATCTCGCAAACAACGTCGTTGTAGGCAACATTTCTCAATGGCTCCACTTCAGCCGCGTCAGACTGTCGAGCGACTTCAAGCGCTCGATAGAACTCTGCTTCGCTCATGCCCTGGCTACTCGCCAGTAGCGCACTGTAGCGCTTCATGTCCGACTCATTCGCCGCAGCCTTGTCACCAGGACGTATCGCAATCAAAGCCGCGCCACAAACTGCAAGCAGGATGGCGCCCCCTGTTGGCAACCATGCTGGCACATCCTTGACTAGCGCAGCCAGCGTACCGCTTCCGCCCAAGATGCTCAAAAACGTTCCGAGCGTCTGGATACGCCGATACAACCTAGCTGTGCGCTGGCACAGCCTCTCCGCATAGCGGGCTTCGCTACGCAACTGGTCGATACTCTTTCCGTCAGCCATAGCTAGAGATGCTACCTCACCTACCTAGAAGGTGGAGGAGGTGGAGGAGGAGGTGGTGGTGGAGGCGGCGGGGGCATCGGACGTGGCGGACGATGGCTCCGGAAAACAGGTTCACTCATGGAATCAGGCAGTGTTGAAGTTGAAGATTGCCAACTCGCTTGGTGGACGCCGGAGCCCCTTGCGGTTGTCCGATCTGCCCAATTTCAAACGTGACGAACAGAGTATGGACCTGTTCACACCAAAAGACGATGCGCGAAGATGATCGCAAGGCTTCTGCATCGTTAGCCACATGCCCGGGCTGAATCGAACTAGCGCAGCTTTTGGTTGGAATTTTGAGCCCCATCGCGATACAAACACGCTGGGGGTTTTCGGGGCAAATTAAAAGGCGAGAACTCCCACCATTAGCACCTCAGCGTTCAATGAACTGAGGAGCGCACTGTCCGTCTTCATTGATCAGTCAAAGATAAGGATTCACACCAATCGGAGGAACAGACACGCGAATTCCATGCAGTTCCTTTGCTAAAGCATCAAAGTCTCCAGCTTGGCTGCGACTGTCGCTCAGATTGAAGTACAGCCGCGACCGCAACTCAGCAGGCAAAACATATGGTATCGAGGTCTGACGAATCACGGGGATGAACTTAGAAGACCCAAGGTTGGCCATCAATTCTCCAGTCGCAACAACGTACTCATAACCAACGCCGCCAGTTCGATCATTCGCCTTCTGGACATACGCTTCTGTGCAGATCACCAACACCCTGTCAGCTTCACGAATAGCACTGTTCATGAAAGCGGCCACATCTTGGCCGGGTCGCACATGCCATTGATCGAGAATTGCATCGATGCCTCGTTGGCGCAACGCTGCAGCCAGCCCAGCAACCCACTGTAGATGCTCAGGAGAGTCCCATGAGTATGCGATGAACACTTTTGGAGGTGGCGGTTGAGGCTGCAAAGAAGCATTGGCAATAACCCCCGCACGTATGAGCACGCTACCGAGGTCTACATCCTTGATTGCCCAGTGCGTGCGCATGAACTCATAGCCGGTCGCGTCGATGTCTAAGTCAAATGCGAGTTGCTCAAGTCGATCCGCAGTAATTGGAGGTACAAGCGGGTCAAGCGAAAACGTGAAATGCAGACCAGCTTGGCGCTGTCGAATTTCCACAATCCGCCCGACGCGAGCTGGCTCACCGACAAAACTCTCATAAGCAAAGAGCGTTGGTAGATTTTTGAGTTCTTGAATGATTTCAGGACTCAACGCCTCGAACTTCGATGCGACGGCTGGGATAGTGTGCTCAAGAAAGCGTGCTGTCGGCATCACATACGTTGGGTTGTTCCAAGCATTCGCGGCCGCCGTCATTAGCAAGCTGTACATATCCCTGTCCTCCACTAGATCATGAGAGCAATTTCGGTTGTGATCATAGTGTCCGCTGAGGCATTTATCGGAATATTTCGCCGCGTTGCCCACAACAGCGTAGACGACAGACTAAAGGCATCGATAAATCCGACTCGGTCCTCACACTGGGGGCCGGCATCGAACCGGCGCGCCTTCGCAGCTGAGGGCTAGACTCCCGCAGCTAGCGGCATCAGCGCACCTCCATCACATGGACTACCTCACCGAACTTCGACATCAAGGCTTCCACCAAGCTGATGACCAGCCTGATTCCGAGGGGCGCGTGGAGTTCAACTCCGACCTGTTCCGTGGAACGGCCAACGAGGTCACGGTCCAGGTGTATGCCATCGATCAAGAAGAGCTTGAACGCCAGGTCGTGCCAACGCTGGAGGCCGTGCTACCGCAGGTCGATGAGATGGTCGATGCACTCGGGGAGATCGACGCCGATCTGGCGCAAATCATCCTGTATCGCGGGCGGCTCGGCCTGCACTTCTGGTCGCGCGGCGTCAACAACGAGTTCACGGCGGTTTACGCGCACATCAAGGGCCGTTGGATCTTCCAGAGGTTTGGGGAGATCTTTGGCGAGGCTAGGCAAGCCTGAACAGCAACGAGCCGCACTCGATTGGACGAGAATGCGATTGCAGCGCGCAAAGCGGCTTGGGAGGACGTGTTGACTATTCATTCATGCGAGATGTACCCGCCCGATGAGGCATGGGATGCGATCTACGATGCAATCGAGGAAGGACGCCAACCGCCCTGGCCAGAAACACATCTTCATCTCGAACCCCAAGACACCTCATTGCCTGGGTGGCTCGCACTGTTGGAATTGATCGAAGACGCGGCTCGCGATCGCAGGGAAACGTTCTCTCCCAAAGAGATTCTCGGCGCTGAGCTGTGGGGCCAGGTCATCACATTGCCACCATCGATCGCCAAGCTGAAGCACGTCAAGAAGCTCAATCTGTATCGCAGCAGCCTGCTCCGCATTCCACCTGAGATCGGAGAGATGGAGAGCCTGGAACAGTTCGTTCCTTACACCTCGTATGGGTTGCACTGGTTCCCCTACGAGATAACGCGATGCCGGCACCTGAAATCAAGCACTGTCAGTACGCGAGCGCTCTATGGAAACTACAAGTACAGACCAACATTCCCTGAGCTAGACCCAGTGGTGGAAGCTCTGATTCCTGCGCGATGCAGCGTTTGCGACCGTCTCCTTGAGAGCCGCGGCGAGGTTCATCAGCGATGGCTGTCGCTCAACGTTGCCACCGACATTCTTCCGCTGTTGGTCAATGCGTGTTCCATCGAGTGCGTAGAGCAGCTTCCTGCCCCGGCGCAAGGCTACGTACCATTTCCCCATAAGGGCGGTACTTCGGTCGTCCAGCCCCCGGCAGACTAGGCACCGCAAGTGGTTAGGCAGGTCCTGGCGCGATGCCAGCGTGCTCGTCGAAGGGCTACGCGTTCGGCATGTAGTAGAACTCGAACCCGTGCTCCCGGAGGTTCAGGAAGTCAGAGATCTCCCGCTCATCGCACAAGCTTCGCAGCTTCTCGATGCTGACCCTTTGCGCATCCAGATGGTGCTTCCCCATTTCGAACGCGCCAACGCCGAACGCCTCCGCAAGGTCGTAGCTCTCCGAGCTTGTCGCCGCCAGAAACACCGTGGTGACGACTGTCGCGCCAGGTTCGACTTCCGCGTAACGCTGGGCACCGTACTCGAGCGACTCAGCGACATCCTGCGAGAACGGCCCGATGCCGATTACTTGTGCGTCTAGTCCCATGGCCTAAATGTACCTGCGGGTCATAGCGCGCCTGCGAGCCCCTTCATGTCGTTCAACAGCGCCTCGAAGAACCGCCCTGTGAGCCGAGGCTCGCTCAATCCATCGGTCATGAACCAGCACTCAGGATCCGGGTCCGCGGACTCAGCGTCGAACCAGGCCGCCATGTAGCCATGGTGCGAGAAGAAGACGATATGGGAGTCCTTCAGCTGGCACTCGACTTCCTCCTCTTCGAGCAGTTCCCGAAGCATCCCGTGATTCGAGAAGATGCAGTCGATGAACCAGGCAGAGCCGCGAAAGATACCGTCGCAGTCCCGGCCCATCCAAAGCAGGTAGTCCCTGTAGGCCTGGGGCAGTTGGAAACCCAGCTTGCGTTCGAGCGCCTCAACTTCCGTCGCGCTGGCGCCTACGGGGGCGCCGATCCTGGGCTCGACGTGGAGCGCGTGGAACTGTTTTGCGGCTTCGATCAGCATGAGACGGTGGGCTGTCAGGTCGAGTATGCCGAAATGCGCGGGGCTGAATGCCTTGGTGGCGGGGGGATTTTGAGTCCTCGGCGTTGCCATCGCTACGGGAACTCTCCAAGGAGTTTTCGGTACTGACGATCAGATCCGCCCCGGAAGTCTGCGGCGCCGTGGCGCTTTTCTTCTCAAAGGACCATCGGGAAGTGCCTCACCAGCAAGGTGCCGTTTGTAGTTGCAGAAAAGGTCTTCAAGTTCAAACGAGGAAAGGCGTCGATACTCTTTCGGCAATGCCTGAATGACTGCTGTGCGTCCGCGCACCCCAAGACATCGCGCTCCCTCGCGGGTTCCCGCATGTAAGTAAACGACCTCAGGTTCCGGCAGATCCATGGCAAGACAAAGGCGTTGAGCCGTGTCATAAATCAACAACTCGCCGACGCCAGGAATCGGCCGTATGAGTGCGTCAATCGACGTGTACAGCGCCTCGAAATCCGTACATTGGAGGATGGCGTTGGCTTCACTAAGCAGCTTTCGCTTTGCCCGATCTAAGACCAGTTTAGGAATCCTCCACTGGTGGCTGTTTCTTTTTCCATCGGAATCTTCCGAGAGTACGGCTCGGGCAATGCTGGCCTCAGATACGCCAAACTCAGCGTAGTGAGTGATCTCGATCTGGCGAGGGCTCCATTTCTTAAAGTGCGCGACGATTTCGCGATGAGTTGGGGGCATTTTTATCAGTAAGACTGGTTGCGCTAGACGGCAATTTCTAAGCTGGTACTAAGCCTTCTGATCGCAGAAGGTCTGAGGTAAGTATGCGGGCGATCGGCGCTATTCCAGTGATGACTTTGCCGGCTGACAGCCGAACGTTCTCAAACGTATGGATCGCTGGCTGGCCCAGGTGCTCGAAGAATATGATCGTTCTGAGAGGGTCCGGTACGAACAGAACATACTGCTCGCCATCCTTCCTCGGCGTTACATCGACCAGACTTCCTTTAGGGGCACGCCAAACTGAATGGAACTCGGCTTCGACGAAGCTTGCCGATTTCGCTTGCCAGATTACCCACCCGGCAACAGCGCCACCGCCTGGATTTCGCTTCCAATGAGCCCAGACGTTTATGTGGCATTGAGCGATCTCCGGTGCGAAGCCATAAGGCGCCGTGAACTCCAACCAGCGCGCATCGCTCGGTGCGACGCCCAGTAGGTGAAACAGTTGAAGGACTGCGTCGTCCAAGCTCTTCGGGGTAGATCCAACCATGTTGGCTCAGATCTCGGTCACGATGAGATGAACCATGTGCCGTCCGGGCGCTGCTCATAGCAAATCGCGCTGGCCGCATTGGCACGGACCAACTGAAGGCCACCAACAGCGTCGTTGCGGTTTTGATAGCCCTCGCCTCCGATGGCGATAGTGCGGCCGTTGTCAGCGATCATCCGCCAATACCACTGACTGTTTTGGGCAGACTTGTAGAGTTCGAACTTCACCCGCGTCTCCTCGCGATCAAGCTGTCGCTCTTAGCAGTGTGGCCGATTTGCGCGCTCTGTCGCTATGGGTTTCTCCGGTGGCGCGTAGCTGCGAGCCCGGTACGCAGCCTTGAATTTTCGCCCCCTTCCCTCGTGTTGATGGCAATATCACGGGTGTGATTCTTCGCACCTCTCCCATCAGCGTTCGCGCGCGTTAGTAGTGACCGCATGAAAAAGACGACTGTCACGCGGATCGCGGACTTACCGCCTGCATTTGCCCTTGCTCGGTACGAAGACGCAAGCCACTTTCATATTCAGGAATGGTTGGTGAATCTTGAGTTCCGCGCATTGCGATGGAATTGGGGAGGTGATCAGTCTGAGCAGGAGGCTGCTGCAGCCTACTTGTTGACAACCCCCCTGATCCCGGAGGTGGTTAGCAAGGCTTACTGGAAAGGCGGCTTGACTAAGCAAGTCGAAGGCCATCAAGTAAAAGATCAGAGTGTTGCTGACGTGTTCGGTTGTCACTTTGATCTCGGAGGAAATGCCGCTGAAGATGATCCAAGAGGGCAAACCTATGCCAAGGTCTTCGAGCGGTATATCTCTGGAGAAGCTCGCGACAAGAGTGCAGTTCAATCGGTGCGCGATCCCGTGTGGTCGGCACTTGAATCCATGGGGATCGATGACGAAGGGGATACGTTCGTTAAGGTGAACCTACACGCCTCTGAAGAGCAGTTGATAAGCGATTTCGCCAACTGGCTCGTAGAAACCAAGCGTCGGCGAGGGATCGACGTCCCGAAACGTCGCATCTCCCTGCCCGATCTACAAGAGTGGGCTCGCTTCAAAGTGCTGCCCTACCTTGACCTGATGCTGTGGGCTCGGGCGCATCGTCGAACAATTAGTCATCAGGTGATGGGGCTGGCGCTCTTTCCCGATGAATTTGAGGTCGTGCTGTCCGACAGAGTACGAAAAGTCGTTGCGCCCCTGGCGCACAAACTGGTCACCGAGGACTTCTGTGCCTTCTTGAGATCTCAAGCCGTTGGAGACATGGAACGAAAAGTCGGAAACTGGGTTCCGGCTTCTTGGTTCGCCGATCCTGAGACGGAGAAGAACCAAACAGCACCTGCTCCGGGCGGCAATACGGACTAAGCCAGTTCTGGCGGGAAATCCGCCGCGCCCGCACAGTTGCCCCATACCGCAGCACATCGGATGCACCGCGGCAATCCCTCTACAGAGCGATCCCCTATCGGCCAACAGCCAAGCAACCTAATCGTCCACATCGTCTGTGCGATGCAGCAAAACGGCCATTGGGCGGCCTTTCTTTTTCTGCGCCTGAGTTTTCCAGTCGATTGCACTGGAAGATCACCGTTTATTTACAGCTTGGTCCGCGAAGGAGAAGGTTTGCACCCGTTAGCATTCTCAGGACCAATTTGGACTACTGGCTGCCCAAACGGCATTGCCGTCACCCAAAAAAGCAAGGGCCGCAGGCGGTTGATGCAAGCGGCCCTCTTGAGCACCCGAACTCGAAAGAACTGGCACCCGTCTGGGGAGACGAGGAAAAGTTTAACCGGGTCCGGGAAATTGTTGGCCGCTTACTTGAGAAAGCACCTATGACCCGTGACAGTGATCCCACTCCTCCACCCGACAGACTGCTGCGTCTGCCCGATGTCCTCACCAAAGTCCCCGTCGGTCGGGCTTCCTGGTGGAAGGGCGTGAAGTCTGGACGCTACCCCGCCGCGATCAAGCTCGGCCCACGCACCAGCGCCTGGCGAGCCTCCGACATCGATAAGCTGATCGCTTCCCTCTAAGCAGGGAGATCAACCATGCACATGATCAGGACGGGACACCGTCGGCGGAGCGCTGCGCTCGACTCAGAGGTGTTCTTTAGGTCAGGGCTTAGACCTAGGTTTTTGTGCCCCAAGCTGCGCAGGCTGGATCGCCTTAATCCCCTCCGCACGCGCGGCGAACTCTTCAGCCATGTCTGGCTTCTCGAGCTTTTTGCGAGCGAATTCTTGCTCTATGCGCTCATCGATCGCATCGTTTACCAACTTCAGCAGCGCCTCCTTCTTCGCGACGTCATTCATGTTGAAGCCGAAACTCGACTCAAGTCGGCCAACAACTTCGGCATTCAGCGTGCGCCCCGACTCCTTCGCAGCTGCTTCGATCTTTTCCTTCAACGCCTCCGGAAGGCGAATTTTCATTTGCGGGTCTGCTCTGGCCATCGGTATATCTTAGACCACGGTGGTGCAAAGGCCCTCCATCCAATCGACTATTGAAATATGGACCACGGTGGTTTACATTACACAAAATGGACCACGGTGGTTCAGAAAGGCCAAGTGTGAAGACGACAGATAAGGATGCGGGACAGCTCAAGCTGCGGCTCCCCGCGCCGTTGAAGGACTGGCTGCACAAGCAGGCCAGCATCGCAAGACGAAGCCTCACCGCAGAAATCACAGTGCGCCTCGAAGAATCCCGCGAGCGGCAACTCGCGGTTCGGCAACCCGGCAAGTAACCCAGGAACCCTAGCAGTGACCATCAACATCGCCATCAACTCGCGCCAAGTCGGCGACGAACTCACTCCCACCATCAACGGCCGCGAGTTGCATCGCGAGCTCGGCGTCGGCAAGGACTACACGTCGTGGGCCAAGGCCCAGATCAAGCGCGCCCACTTCGAAAAAAACCGCGACTTCGTGCTGCTCACCCAGAAGGGGGAGCAGCTCGCAAGCGGCGCGAAGTGGAGCACCGAATACCACTTCACCGTCGAGGCCGGCAAGCATATCGGCATGCTCTCGGGCACGCCCAAGGGGCGCGAGGTGCGCGAGTACTTCCTGGAGTGCGAGCGCCGCGTGAAGTCCGCAGCGGCCCCGGCTGTCCGCGACGCGCGCACCGCCGCGCTGATCGACGCGCTTGTGCGCCAGGATGCACTTGAGCAAGAGCAGGCTCGACAAGCCACGGAGCTTGCTCGGCTGCAGGAGAACGTGGCGGTCATCGAGGCCCGCACGCAGCCCGAGAACAAGCATTTCACCGTCCTCGGCTACTCCAACCTGATCGGGCGTCCTGTGGATGCTCGCACGGCGGCGAATCTCGGCCGGAAGTGCGCGGCGCTGTCGCGCGAAAAAGGCTTGGTCATCGGCGACGTGCGTGACCCGCGGTTCGGCACCGTGCACAGCTACCACGAGTCCATCCTGCAGGAGGTGCTGGCACCTGCGACCACGAACTAAACCCACAAAAGGCGAAGCCCCGACGGCGGCAACCGTTGGGGCTTCTGTGACCCGAGAACCCTAGCAAGGAACCTGAATCATGTCCAAGGTTAGCACGCGCCCACAAGTCGGCGCAACCGGCGAGCAATCGCCCTCCCCCGTTCGTCCGGCTGTTCGCAGCCAGGACGCCATCGAGTTCGACTCGTCGGCCATCGATGTGATCACGATGCGGTCGAGCGAAATACAAGCCCTCGCGTCGTGCGCGATCTGCTTGTCTGCTGTCGAGAAATCGGCCGAGGGCCGCTTCAGCGGCTACGAGCTCACCGACGACGCTCTACCTCTGCTCGGCGGCGTCATCATGCGGCTCGCCCGCGAGGTCGGCGAAGCTGGCGAGCAGCTCTTCGCGCAATACCGGGAAGCCCGCGACGCAGCCAACGAGGTGCGAGCATGAACGCCGTCCTCGACAAGTCCCGCGCCAAGGCAAAGCCGAAAGCAGCGAAGAGCGCCGTCGTCGTCCAGCAGCCGAAGATCGGCATCGCCGACATTCGCTCGTGGATCAGGGCGGCTGACGAAAAGCTCGAGGCGGTCTACGACGCTGCAGAACGCGGCGAGCCGCTCGATGTGCTGCTCGACCACCTCAACCACTCCGTTCTGTGCAACCCAATCGCGATCATCCATCGCGAAGACCTGACCCAAGCGGACGTCAAGCGCCTCTACACCGCGCTGTTCCCGGTGCTGGCGTGCCTCCAGGGTGCCATCAAGCTTGCCGAAGGCACGGTCCTGCAGCACTCACTCGGCGAAGCATTTGCGCTACTCGATGCCGCTCAGACCGCGCTTGATCCAGTGAATGACGCAGTGCGCGCCTTACCGGAAGGCGGACTGCCTCATGATTTCGAGCGTGGCCGCGACATCGCGATCAAGATGATCCATAAGGGGAGCGCGCTCACTGGCGAGAAGGAATGCTATCGGCGTTACCGCGATCCCGGCATTGCGCAGAACAATTTCGTTTACGACCATCTGCTCGACATCATCGACCACCCGGAACTGCGCGCGGGATTCGCATCGGTGCTGTCCCAGATGATTGGCAGCAGCGAGAGCTTTGATGGCAACTACTTCACCAATTTGACCTTTGCCGAGACGCGTGCCAGAGATCCGGGAGAAGACGGCACACAGAGCATGAGCGATGCCGCCAGCGCGGAGGGCGACGCGCTGCTGTCCCCCTACTCCGCCGAGTTCGCTTTCGATGCGCATTGCCGAGTGACTGAAGCTCAGGCCATTCTCGACAGCAGAATGCACGAGCTCAACAGCGGCGCCGCCTATGGCGCGCTCACGCTGACTACCCTCGCAAAGGCAAAGGTTGCCGCAGTACAAGACCACGCGACCACGCGTGCATGCGAAGAAGCCAGCGGAGCCCTCCATGAGGCAATCGAGGTGTTGAGCATCTTCATCAACGATCAGCGCGACCCGGTAGCCGAAGGCGCTCACACACTCCTGGTGCTGGCCAAGCAACTGCTCGACGACAACGTGGGGGCCCTGCTGTGAGCACCACCGCTACTCGCAAGCCCGCGCTGCGCCTGGTGCCCAAGCCCCAGGGCACCATCGACGCCGACATGGTGGCGTTCACCGTGATGGAGCACATCGACACCGAGCACCCGACTCTCTGGGAGACATTGCCCAGAACCGCTCGGGTGGGCCTGCGCAATGCCATCGTGCGCGCCGTCATGGCCGAGGACGCGAAGCGATGAGTACAGTTGTCGCCATGGAGTGGATCCCCATGAGCCGCTACTGCGAGCTCTTCGGCGAGACGGCCGACGCGGTCGATAAGCGCGTGCGCAGCGGGCACTGGCTGCGCGACGTGCATGTCCGTCATCCCGATGGCAGCAAGCAGTCGTGGGTCAACGTGCGCACAGTGAACGACTGGGCTGCGGGTCGCAAGCCCGATGTGTCGAGCAAACGCAAGGCCAAGGCGTGAGCCAGGGGATCACGGTCCTCAAGCGCAAACGCAAAGAGGTCATACGGGTCGCCTTCAGCTTCCAGGGGGTGCAATGTCGCGAGACGCTGGATCTGCCCGGCACACGCGAGAACCTGCGCTATGCCGAGCGACTGCGCGGCGAGATCTTGCGCAAGATCGAACACGGGACGTTCCGGTACAACGACTACTTCCCTTCTTCAGCGAAGTGCCGGGTGTTCGGCCATGGCTCGGCGAAGGGCAAGGACTCGACCATCAAGCAGCTGCTGGAGGGATACCGCGAACGCTCGAAGGCATCGCTGCAGCCCAGCACCTGGCGCGGCTACCGAATGGCCATCGACAACATCCTGATCCCGCAGTTCGGGCACCTGCAGGTCCAGGCCTTGAGCACGGGCACGCTGCGCGAGTGGATCGCACTGCAGAAGGTCACTCGCAAGCGCATGAGCAACCTGCTTCTTCCGCTGCGCAACGCCTTGTCAGAAGCACTGGCAGACGAGGTGATCGACTTCAACCCGCTCGACCGACTGAAGCTGTCGCGGATCCTGCCGCGGGACACGCTCCACACGGATTACGAGCCGCAGCCGTACAGCGTGGAAGAGTTGGTGCCGCTGCTGGTCAGCATGACCGGCGCCGAGCGGGCGGCGTTTCAGTTCTGGGCATACACGGGTGTCAGAACGAGCGAGTTGATCGCGCTGACCTGGGCCGACATCGATCTGCAGGCCGGGACTGTGCGCGTCCACAGGGCAGTCGTCGAGGGCGAGGAAAAAGGCACGAAGACACGTGCCGGCGTGCGCACCATCCCGCTGCTTCTTGCCGCCCGCCAGGCACTTGAGGATCAACGGCAACGCACCGAGAAAGCTGGTGGCCGGGTCTTCATGAACCCGCGCAACGACAAGGAATGGACGGACCAGTCGCTGCTGCGGCTGTGGCAGCGCACCTGCAAGAAGGCCATGGCCAGCTATCGCAATCCGTACCAGATGCGGCACACGTTCGCGAGCCAACTGCTGAGCCAGGGCGAGAACCCGGCGTACATCGCCAAGCTGCTCGGCCACAAGACGAC